TATGAATCCGCCTACTCAAACACTATTAAACTTTGATGCTCAAGGGCTATTAGCTTCTGCAGCAAGCGGAAACTTTGATATTAAAAGTTTTGTTAATGATCCACGAGATATTGCAATTTTATGCGAATCATGCAGTTTACCAGGAAGACAAATAACAACTATTGATTATCCGGAAATGGGATTTAGGCAAAGTGTAAAATATACTAATGGTTATATAAATGAAGATGTCACATTTACCTTTCACTTAACGGGTGATTATTATATTAAAAAAATGTTTGATGCATGGTCAAATGTTTGCTTAGATCCTGAGACATATACAATACCATACGATGAAGAATATAAAACAGATATAATTATTCAACAATTAAATGAACAGAATATACCGATTTACGGAGTAAAATTAAGAAACGCTTTTCCAATTTCACTTGGAGGAATAGAACTTAGTAACGCGAGTAGCGATACTACACAGAGATTAACAGTGACAATAGCTTATGATGACTTTTCGGTAGAGGGAGCGATGACTTCAGCTTTATCTGGGGTTAAAAACATATTTGGATCACTAACAAACTTAATATAATGGAGATAATATTATGGCACTACCAGTACTAGAAACACAAAAATATAAAATGACTATACCATCTACTAAAAAACAAGTAGAGTTTCGGCCATTTTTAGTAAAAGAAGAAAAACTTCTTTTGTTAGCACAGGAATCTAATGATTTAGCACAAATTACTGATGTTATGATTGATTTAATTAATGTGTGTACATTTAATAAACTAGACGCAAATAAACTTACTACAGTTGATTTAGAATATTGTTTTTTACAACTCAGAGCAAAAAGTGTTGGTGAAACAATAACTACTAGTATTGCGTGTGAAAAATGTGGTGAATACAATGAAGTAACATTTAACATTAATGATGTTAAAATTATTGAATCTGATCATGTTGAAAATAAATTTGAAATTCAAGATGGTGTAGGAATAATTTTAAAACCTATTTTAGTTAAAGATGCTAAACTATTTAAAGAAGATGATGCTATGCAGAATTTAGATGTAATGTTAGCTACTTCGATTGAAACAGTTTATACACAAGATGAACTTATTAAATTTAGTGATACGTCTGTAGAAGAAAGACAGCAATTTATTGATAGTTTACCCCATTCAACAATGGAAGATATTCAAAAATATATTGAAGCTCAACCTAAAATGTCATATGTAATTAAATTTACATGTACACATTGTGGTCATGAGAACGAAATGGAGGTAAGCGGTCTCGCAGGTTTTTTCGCATAAGTCTATCACATGATAGTTTAGTAAACTATTATCAGACTAACTTTGCAATGATGCAACATTACCAATATAATCTTACAGAATTAGAGGGAATGGTTCCGTGGGAAAGAGAGGTATATGTTCAAATGTTATTAGACTATGTGGAAGAAGAAAATGAGAAAGCTAAAAAAAGAGGGTACTAACAAATGGCAGAATCAGACGAGTTTAAAACACAATTAGAAAATGTACAACAACTTCTTGGATTAAGAAAAGAACAACAAATAGCTGCAGAAAAGGCACGACAGATAGGTAGTAATACTTATTTAGAGCAGGTTGCAACGACCGATGCTGTTTTAGACAACGATAAAAAATTAAAAACTATTCGAGATACCTTAGAGTCAACTCGTCAGGGAACTATAAAAGGAGTTAAAAGAAACCGTGCAAACCGAGCATTTGACTTTGCTTTAAATTTAAAAAGAACTATAGATGCTAATCGTATAAGGAAAAAAGCAAATAGAATCGCCGGAAAAGTTGGTGCAAAAAATCTTCAAGAATTTACATTCCAGACTGATTATTTAAGCTCTTTAGTGTTGTTGCAACAAGATACAATTAAAGGCTTAGGATTATTATCAAGGTTAATGCAAGCACAGCTTGCAAGTGCTAAACAAGGTGGGTTACAAGCTTTAGAAGACGGTAAAGAACAAAAGGCTTTATTAAAACGATTAGCAGCCGGTGGTACTGGACGAGCAAAAGGAGTAAAAAGCCGTGTTGATTTTGACGCGCTTAGTGTTAAGCAGATAATTCTTAGAACATTACCATTTATTATTGGTTTTGCAATAGCTTTCTTTTCTGAATTAGGCGTAAAAATTCGTGACATACTTAAACTAAAAAGACTTAAAACTGTATTAAGAAGTGCATTTAGACCAATAACTAATTTAGGCCGAGCTATTAAAGATATTGTAGGAAAAGGCGGAACAGGTAAATTTTTAAAAGCAAATACATATAAGATATTTGGTAAGCAAACAAAGTCATTTGCTAAATTTATCGGTAGAGTTAAAAAATTCTTTCGTGCAGTTGTTAAACCATTCTCTAAATTAAAATTTCCTAAAGGCCAAGGAATAGGTAAAGTAGGTAAATTTTTAAAATCAATACTTAGATTCTTTGGTAAAGTTACAGGTTTATCAAAGTTTGCTGGTCCCTTGACAAAAGGTGGAAAACTATTTGGTAGACTTCTTAGTAAATTTATTCTTCCTATTACTTTACTTGTCGAAGGGCTAGTAGGCTTCTTTAAAAGATTTAATTCAGAACAATTAGCAGATGCAGGCCTTGGAACAAAACTATTAGGTGGTTTTCTTGGAGCAATTGAGGGTGTTATAAAAGGATTTATTGGATTCCCTTTAGACTTAATAAAAGACGGTTTAGCTTGGGTATTAGGAAAATTTGGAATGGATGATATTGCTGAAAAAATGAAAAATTTCAGTTTTGTAGAAGGTATTACTAAAATATTTGATAATATAATTGGATTTTTTACTGGTCTCTTCGGTAAAAAAGAAGCTGGCCTTGAAAAAGAAGGTGATGGATTCTTATCAAGAATTGGTCAAGCTATTAAAGATTTCTTTACAAGTATAGGTGATAAAATAAGTGGTGTATTTTCACCGATAATAGATTTTATGTCTAGAATAAACGGAGCTATCACAGCAGGCATAAAGGCTTTAGCTCCGGGTGGTGCAACACCTAAAGAAGCTTTTATGGCTGCGTTAAACACTGAGCCTGCAGGCGGTAGTGCGACTGTTGGTGCAAAAATTTCTGCAGGAGCAGAAGCTGTAAAAGATGCAGCCGCTGGAGGTTTAGAAGCAGCAACTGCAGCTGTTGCAAGTGCCGCTGATAGTGTGCGTACTTCTGGAAGAAAAGCAACTCAAGCTGCAGCTACCCATATTAATAATGTCACCTACAACGTTCAAGGGCATCAAGAAGACTACGCTACTTCTTAGTCTTCCTTAGCAAGCTTAGCAAAGAAACTCATCGCATCATCATCCTCAGCCGTAGGCTCAGAAACAGATTCAGCAGTTGGTGCAACATAAGCTGGTTCAGCAGTTTCATCAAGTGATACCGCTTCTGCAGTTGTTGTTATTGGAGTTTCGCCAAGAACTTCGTAAAGTTTCTTACTTAGTTCAGCATAAGACTTGTAGTTTTTAGGATCTACAAATTCACCAAGATCATGAAGAGTATTGTATACAGCTTCAAGCTTAGCATCTTCGCCACCTTGAAACTCTGACGCATCTGCAAACTCAGACTTGTCATAGTTACGGTAACCTTCTACCTGACGAATCTTAAGCTTAAAGTCAGCACCACCCCAGAAATCAAATGGGTTTACTGGCTTTTCATCTTGGAATTGTGGTTGCATTACATCCATGATCTTGTCAAAGATCTTTTTACCATACTTATAAAGGAATACTTTACCTTCATTTTCTGGATTAGATGGATCACTTACGACATAGATATTAGAAACATAATGCAAACGACGCTTACGCGAACGTGCAGTTTCTTTATCCTCATCACGACCTGAGTTCCATAATTGAGAGTTCATCTCTGAAACCGGATCGTCTTTGCCGATCGACGTTAAAGAGTTTTCGATATACCAACGACCTGTTGGTCCTTTGAATCCATGGTCCCAATAACGAACCCACGGAGTATCCTGACCTTCTGCGGCAGGTAAGAAACGAAGAACTGCATAACCGTTACCGGCTTTATCGACTGTGGGTTTCCACTCGCGATCGTCTCCGTATGACTTTTTCTCAGTACCACCACCGGCTTTTTCGGCAGCTGCCAACAACTTGCTAATTGCATCTGAACTGTTGGACTTCATATTTGCGTATGACATAGTATCTTTTCCTTATCTTTTTGTATTTGCATTGTATGTTTTATATGTGTATATTATATCAAATTACATAGTGTTTGTAAACACTTTATATGCAATCTTTTTCATTTTCTTTGTATTTATCCACTGGGATAAAAATGGTTCGTGTCTTTTTATTGCTTCGTATGTTTGTGGCCAGTGTAATGTTTCCGTATCACCACTTTTATTATATTGGTCTGCCCATCCACATATCAAATTAGTTATTACTCTTACTTTAAAATCAATTCTACCATTAGCAAAAGGTGGTGTCATAACACCATGTTCAGGCTTACAATGAAAGTCAAAGTCTTTATATGGATAACCACTAGAATGTTCATACTTTCTAAAATCTTTTATTTTACTAACATCAGTATACCGGTTTCTACATTCTGTTAGTGCTTTTTCAAAGTTATATGATTGAGATTGTAACCATTTTTCAAGTTCTTCGTATAATCCAACATTGTATTCACTCACATGAAAATTTCCATGGTTACAATTAACGTATGCCATTTTAATTACTTGATCTTGTTGTGGATACTTATTAACTAAAGTTCGGTACCACCATTGCATTCTATCACCTTTAAATTTATTTGGTGAGAACCAAGGCATCTTATAATTATATTTTACTGCATTATAATCATTTCTAAAATGGTGTGATACTGAATTACAGATACACCAAGCCATGTAGGGATCACATCTCAATATAAACTATTTCCATTTGTATTCGGTATACTATTATACCTCATTGCTTCAGCTTCCAACTTTGCTTTTAGTGGACCTTTAACTAGCTTAGCAATATCGTGTGGGTCAATCTCGTATTGTTCACATACTTCTAAAAGTGCTTCTGAATATTTTAATCCATCAGTATGAACTAAAAGACATACTCTTTCGGCTAATGATTTTTTGGTAAATGCTACTGGTACTTCGGGTTTATCTGACATTAATTTTCCTCTTTGAATAATATATATACCACACACGCAGTAACAAGATTGACACACCAATTATCGTTTGCGCCAAACAACGCTAATGTTGCACTAAATAAATTTAATACGACAGTGAACCACATTAATAACTTCATAATATCTCCTATTTAACGTAAACGATTCTACAATGTTCGTTTACTCTTCCATTCACTTTAGTTCTTTTTACTTTATCGCTTAGATTCTTTTCAATTGCTTTAGGGTCTTTACCTACAAAAGTGTGAATCGATGCTTTCCTTACCGTAAATTGATAACTTTTTACATCATCAAAATCTTTTATTGTAGTTCCTTTAACAGATAACCCTGACCGACCAATTGCATAATATACCTGTAGCTTCCGATACTTACTATTAAATATAATTAATTCAACTGCACCAGGTATTTTAACTGCAGATACTGTCGATCCATCTTTATCATAATTGATATCTTTAACCTGAGTTCCTGCAGGCTGTACTTTTTTAACACGAACTTTTGTTTTCTTTACAGACTGACGATATTTTTCTATATCCATAATCCATTCTTTTAAAAGTTTAATTACTTTATTTAATTCACGCTTCGGTAAAAAGCCATATGCCTCTGTTAATTGCTCATCGTTGCCTAATTTTATTTCTTGATATAAATCTAATTCCGATGATAATGCCTTAATAATTAGTTCACAACCTTTAGCAGGGATTTCTCCATGACCAAGAAGTTCTTGAATATTAATTTCTTGATATTCATCGTTATTAATAATTCCGTCAACCGCTTCTTCTAAAAAAGAGATCACTTTTTCATTACACT